AGTGGAGAGAACGAGATGAAAGACTCTTTCTTGCAGAAGATAGATCAATTACGGTATATGTGTGCCTTTCCCTTTGTGATTACCTCCGGGTATCGCTCTGCTGACCACCCAATAGAAGCCAAGAAGGACACTCCGGGTACTCACGCACAGGGCATTGCTGCTGACATCCAAGTAAACAGCGGGGCTGAGAAGTACAAAATAGTTCAGAACGCCCTGGCTATAGGATTTACTGGTATTGGTATTGCTAACACCTTTGTCCATGTAGACACTAGAACAACGACTCCCGTTATTTGGACGTACAATTAACTAACACTTCCCAACAATCTCTCAATCGTGAATAGGATTAGGGGTAAATTAGCTCTGATTGTACTTTCCAATAAGGAAAGCTTTCCAAACAGACTATACGAGTAAATCAATGGAAAAAGTAACCACTAAAGCCAAGGAGTTTTCTGAAAGTCTTGGTCTTAAAATCTCCACAGCAGACAACCTTTCTGTAGGAAACACCTTTATCGGCCTCACTGCCTACGCTGTCGTGGTAACACTTATCCTTATACTGTGACAGACTTAAAAGTAGAGCTGCTTGACTGGCAGAAAGAAGTCTTCAACGACAGCTCTAGGTTCAAAGTAATAGCTGCCGGAAGGCGTACAGGCAAGTCTCGCCTAGCTGCTTGGATGCTAATCATCAACGCACTCCAAGTCGAAAGAGGCCATGTCTTTTATGTAGCCCCCACTCAGGGACAAGCCAGAGACATTATGTGGCAGACGCTACTAGAGCTGGGACATCCAGTCATAGCAGGTAGCCACATCAACAACCTTCAAGTAAAGCTAGTCAACGGAGCGACTATCTCACTGAAGGGAGCTGACAGACCAGAGACTATGCGTGGTGTGTCGTTGAAGTTCTTGGTCATGGACGAGTACGCTGACATGAAGCCAGAAGTGTGGGAACAAATCCTGCGCCCTGCTCTAGCTGACCAGAAAGGCTCTGCGCTGTTTATTGGTACACCGATGGGGCGCAATCACTTCTACGAGCTGTACAAGTACGCAGAGCTAGGAAACGATGAAGACTTCAGAGCGTGGCACTTTACTAGCTACGACAACAACCTGATAGACCCAACAGAGATAGACAGAGCTAAACGCTCGATGTCTTCTTACGCGTTCAGGCAGGCGTTCATGGCTTCCTTTGAGGCGATGGGTTCTGAGATGTTCAAAGAAGAGTGGGTACGCTACGAGGAAGAAGAGCCTTCAGGTGGTGAGTACTACATAGCGATAGACATGGCTGGCTTTGAAGAAGTCGGCAAGAAACGCACAAAGAATACTAAACTGTACTCAACAGCCATTGCGGTAGTTAAAGTTCAGGACGATGGTAGTTGGTGGATAGCTAACATCATCACAGGCAGGTGGGACTTAAACAGTACCGCTGAGAAGATACTACAGGCTGTGAGAGACTACAAACCTGTATCAGTAGGGATAGAGAAGGGTATTGCCAGACAGGCTGTCATGTCCCCTCTAAGCGATTTGATGCGTAAGTATCAGGTGTTCTTCCGGGTAGATGAGTTATCACACGGAAACAGAAAAAAGACTGACAGGATTATGTGGTCTTTGCAGGGTCGGTTTGAGAACGGAGTAATCTCTCTGAACAAGGGAGAGTGGAACATGAAGTTCTTGGATGAACTCTTCCAGTTCCCTAACGACTTAGTTCACGATGATACAGTGGACGCTTTGTCTTATATCGACCAACTAGCAAATGTAGCTTACGGCATTGGTGATATGCCACAAGAAGACTATGAGTTCTTGGATGTAGTCTCAGGATACTAATTTATGAAAGAAAAAGAGATGTTCCTAGAAACGCTGGAGTCTTGGCTTGAAGTCAAGCTGGACGGTTGGCGTGACCACTTTGAAGCCAACTATGCAGAGAAGTTTGACGAATACTATCGCCTGTGGCGTGGTATCTGGTCTGCTGAAGACCGCACTAGGGACTCAGAGCGTTCAAGGATTATCAGCCCTGCACTACAACAGGCTGTCGAGTCTTCTGTAGCAGAGATTGAAGAAGCTACGTTTGGTCGTGGTAAGTGGTTTGACATTAAAGATGACCGCAATGACCCGGAGAAGGCTGACATTGTATACCTGCGTGAGCAGCTCCACGAAGACTTTTCACAGAACAAAGTCCGTAAAGCTGTTGCTGAGTCACTTATCAACGCTGCTGTGTTCGGTACAGGCATTGCTGAAGTTGTCCTAGAGGACATTAAAGAGATGGCTCCTGCCACACAGCCTATCATGGGTGGTGAGCTACAGGCAGTAGGCGTAAACATCGTAGAGAAGACTACGTGCAAGCTGCGCCCGATTATGCCACAGAACTTCCTGATTGACCCTGTAGCGGCTAGTATTGAAGACGCTATGGGTGTTGCTATTGATGAGTTTGTTCCGCGTCACTACGTTGAGCAGATGCAGGAAAAGGGTGTGTTCAAGGATGTCTACGTTGGAGAAGCCTCTCCTGACTTTGACATTGAGCCAGACCAAGAGCTTACTCGTTACGATGACGATAAAGTAAGACTGACGAAATACTACGGTTTAGTACCGAAGCATCTTCTTGATGCCGCAGATGTCGATGAAGACGATGAAGTAGTCGATTTGGGCGAGACTGAAGAGGAAGAAGGTTACTATGTAGAAGCCATCGTTGTGTTGGCTAATGGCGGTATTCTGCTGAAGGCAGAGCGTAACCCCTACATGATGCAAGACCGTCCTATTGTGGCTTTCCCGTGGGATGTAGTACCGGGAAGGTTCTGGGGTCGTGGTGTCTGTGAGAAGGGCTACAACAGCCAGAAGGCTTTGGATGCAGAACTGCGAGCTAGAATTGATGCTCTGGCTCTGACAGTACATCCCATGATGGCTATGGACTCTACTCGTATTCCGCGAGGTTCACGTTTAGAGGTAAAACCGGGCAAGCTGATTCTGACTAACGGAGACCCAAGAGAAGTCCTCCAGCCCTTCAACTTCGGTCAGGTAAATCAGATAACCTTCGCACAGGCCGCAGAGCTACAGAAGATGGTGCAGACCGCTACTGGTGCTATCGACTCTGCTGGTATTCCCGGTTCAATCAATGGGGAGGCTACCGCTGCTGGTATCTCTATGTCTCTTGGTGCAATCATCAAACGCCACAAGCGTACTTTGATTAACTTCCAAGAGTCTTTCATCATACCATTTGTAACAAAAGCCGCTCACAGGTATATGCAGTTTAATCCTGAGAACTATCCTGTGGCTGACTACAAGTTTGTGGCTTCTAGCTCTCTGGGTATCATTGCCCGTGAGTACGAGGTTACTCAGCTTGTCCAGTTGTTG